AGTTAATAATTCACATTGGCAATGCATTGATTCTGATGATCAGGACAATCAGGCTAGAGTTTATGGATCAGTAGCAATTCCTACTGACGATCTTTCAAACTTTACTCCATATTCTGACATTACTGAAGCAGAAGCATTGCAATGGACATTAGATGCACTAGGTCCAGAAGAAGTAGCTTCTATTGAAGCTAATGTAACTTCACAACTTAATGTAATTGAAAACCCTACTGAAGGTAGTGGTACGCCTTGGGCAGCTTAACTTAACACATAAAAGAAAGGAGATAATTATGGGGAAAAATGAAAAGACACCCATTGTTATTGATGACGTAGAATACTCTTACGAAGACATGACAGATACACAACAAGTTATGATCAATCATATTGCTGATTTAGATAGAAAACTTTCTTCTGCTAAATTTAATGTAGATCAGCTAGAAGTGGGTAAAAGTGCTTTTGTAAAAATGTTGACTGAATCTTTAATTATTGAAAAAGATGTAACTGAAATAGAATAATAAAGTCAGGTATTCTATTTGATTGGCTTAGTTTGATAAAATAATGTATTATTACTTATCAATAATAGTAGTAGGTTTATTACCAGCAGGTAGTCCTGTCGTAGAACGTGCCATGACAGGTCCATTTATTACTATAAATGATTGTTTAGCATACGAAAAAAATATTAATAATGTAATACGTAGTTCACGTTCTCCTATAGAAATTTTATCATCAGAGTGTAAAAAAGAAGACAAAGGAAAGATAAGTTAATGGCAAGTACATATACAAATAGAATAGGTTTAGAAAAGCAAACTGATGGAGAAAATCCTAATAGTTGGGGTAGTATTCTAAATACTAATGTTATTGATCTAATAGATGATGCTATTGCTGGTTATGAGATTGTTTCTGTAAGCAGTACTGGTATTACTCTTTCTGATAATAATGGAACAGCAGATCAATCACGTAATGCTGTTTTAGAGTTTGCTGGTACACTTACTGCAAATGTAACTATTACTATTCCATCAGAAGAAAAGACTTACTTTGTTAGAGAAAATACTACTGGTTCTTTTGCTGTTAAAATGAAAACAGCAGCAGGGTCTGCTTTAAATCTTGAGAAGGGTGAAAATACTTTTGTAGCTTGTAATGGTACATCCATTTATCGAATAGATTCTCCTACCTCAGTAACTTCTTTTACAGCTAATACTCTTAATGCTACAAGCTTTTCAACATCTGTTCTTGTAGCTACTAGTATCACAACATCTGTATTAGATGTAACTCAAGTACAGGGTGCTAAAGCTACATTTACAGGTGCTGTATCAGCATCTACTCTTAATACAAGTGGTAATGTTGTTGCGGCTGGTACAGTAAATGCTAAGACTTATATAGATGCTACTAATACAGGTAACATTACCTTAGACTTTGCTACAAAACAAAACTTTGTACTTACACTTACTGGTAATATAACTTTAACTAATCCTTCAACAGAGACAGTTGGTCAGTGTGGAGTTATTTCCTTTATTCAAGACGCAACTGGTTCACGAACAGTAACTCTTGGTACAGATTATGAAACAGCAGGTGGTCTTGGTTTAACACTTAGTACAACAGCAAATGCAGTAGATATTGTACCCTATTTTGTTGTAGCAAATAATAGAATTTTACTTGGCATACCTCAGTTGGCTTTTAGTTAATGACTATGTTTAGCTCCATGTGGTTTGGAAGTGAGAATACTATAGTTATTGATATCACTTCAAATACGTTTGAGCAAAATATTCTTACGCTTGCAGAGGCAAAAGGTTATGTAGCAGCTATTAGTACTAGCAAGATTATTGTTAATATTGCTTCTGGTGTAACAGTCCTTGGACTAACTACATACTCACTAAGAACAGGAGCATTAAACGCTGACAGTGATGTAGTAATTAATATTAATGGAAATATTGATGGCTATACGGGAACTAGTGGTGGACTAATAGCCGTACCCGGTTCAGCAGGTGGTGATGCTATTTACTGGGAAACCAATACAGGTGGAAGCGGTTCATATGCAGTTAATGTTGCTTCAGGCGCGAGCATTAGATCAGGCGGTGGCGGTGGAGGCGGTGGCGGAAATCGTGGGTCACGTTATGAGTATCTGGATAAAGCCGGATGCGGCGGTATTACCATCTATGGCAGTTACGGCTCAACAGGACCAGCAGGTGGTTTTGGTGAAGACGGTGCACAAGGCGCAAGTGGTACTTTTGGTGGCGGTGCGATCGGTTGTGAAATTACATATCCCGGTGCTGGTGGCGCTGGAGGTCCAGCCGGTTACGCATTACGTAAAAATGGTCGTACTATTACAGTTAATAATTCTGGAACAATCTTAGGAACTGTAGGTTAATGAAAATTTTGATACCAGCATCAGGTGGAGTTAATAGCGCCTATTCACTTTACCAATATCTTTCTAACACAGACCACGAAATCGTGGCGTTGCATTTCGCTGAGGGCTATGAAGATGCATCAAACGAACAAAAAGAGTTTGATGCAATCTGCAACTGGCTTGAGGTAAACATCCGTACATTTAAAAGAGTATATGTTTCTCTACCTACTATTAACCATACAGATGATATGCGACCTGTTCGTTCAGGGTTTACTAAAAAGATTACCTACGCATTTGCGACGGCTAGGTACGAAAATTACGTCACACAGATTGCGGCACACAATGCTGCTGCCCTAGCAATCGGCATCAGCGTCGAGAACACCGCGACAGACCGTCACCCGATTTTGATCGGACAGGTCTACGACACAGGCGCGGCGGTGTATCTGCCGTCGATCAGCGTCACTGAGCCGGTCGCAGCAAATGCAGATTACGACACAATCGCGGCACAAATGTCGGGCAGATTTGAGCAACTGGAAGCATTGCCAACAGAACTGCGGTCACTGATTACGACGTGCGATGTCGATACCTGCACTAACATCTGGTGTCTGCGTTGTGCTTATCAGCGTGGCTACGATCATTACGTCAGTAGCGGCAAGACAGGCAGAGATTTCGATCTGTGGTGTGCAGAGCAGGGCAGCTACGGACAGTGGCGATCTGAAGCTGATCCGGCAGATTATGTCTGGCGAGGAGGGTGCTGCGATGAATGTGCGCCTCTTAATTATCTCGCTGATCTGGTTGGTCGTGAATGGCCTAGTGTTATTGAAAGTAATAATCGAATTAAGTGGTTTAATAAGAATGGAATAGATATGAGTGAAATAAAAACAGAAGAACAATTAGGTGATTTCTGTGGTCATATGGGACTGATTAACTCAAATCGTGGGATTAACTCTGATGATATGACGGGTGATGAGTATTGGTCAGCTATATTAGAAGCAGCTAAATTAAAGAAAGATTAATCTAAATGGCAAGTTCTTCTTCACGTTTACAAAAACTAAACTTTATACCCGGTTTTCACCGTGAGTCTACTCAGTATTCTGAGGAAGGCAAGTGGTTTGATGGTGATCGTGTACGTTTTCGTGAAGGAAAACCTGAGAATTTAAGAGGTTATCAGAAAAAATCTAATACAGCTATTATAGGAACTTCTAGAGTTTTACATTCTTGGATTAATAATTCAACTGAAAAACTTTTAGCTACAGGAACAGAACAACGTCTTAATATTTTTTTTAGCGATGTTAATTATGATGTTACACCTATTACAACAGTAAAAGCTTTAACCAGTACAATGAATGTACAGAGCGGTTCTCCTATTGTTTCTGTTAGTTTAACAAATCACGGTGTAAGTGTTGGTGATTGGATTATGTTTTCTAGTACATCTTTACCCGGCTTTTCTGAAGGAACTGACTTTGCAGTAACAGCTTTTGGTGGACCTACTTATCAAGTAGTAAGTAAATCAGGACTAAATAATTTTGCATTTACAGTTAATTATACAGCAGATTCCAATCTTACAGATGTAGGCATAGCTACTGCTAATTACCTATTACCTACTGAACAGACAAACAATATTCAGGGATTAGGATATGGTGCTGGTGTATATAATGCAGGTGTTTCTACTACAGGTGAACGTGCATGGAATGTAGCAGCATCTTCTTCTAATATTGTATTCCTTGCAAACCAATGGTCAATGGATAACTGGGGTGAAGACCTTCTAGCTGTACGTCGAGGTTCAGAATTATTTCATTGGGATGCTGATGGTGCGGCAACACCACAAAGAGCAACTATTGTTGCTACTGGTCCTTCTAAGATAAATAGCATTGTTGTTTCTCCTAATGATAGACATGTCATTGCTTTAGGAACTAATGAAGCAGGTACTTCTATATTTAATCCTCTACTTGTTCGTTGGTCAGATCAAGAAGATTATACTAACTGGACACCAAGTATTTCTACTACATCAGGTGAAATACAGTTAGTAGATGGTACAGAAATTATTGG